GCATTGGCCTAGGCTCAGATCGTATGCCTCGCTCAGTCGAGAGGCTAAGCGGTGCGCTCTGGCGTACCACTCAATGCCTGCCTCGATGTCTGCCTGACTAGCTAACTGAAGCATCCCGGCGATGTTACGGGTGATGGCGCGGGCCATGATCGTGATGTTTTGGTGGTGGTGGTGGAAGATGTAGCTTAAGTGCTACAGCAAGGGGTGGCGATTAACTCACCCCTAGTTGTAACAATCAGTAACCTCTGGCAAGCAGTAGAGCAGTTTCTACCTGGTAGCGAGTTTTTGAGTCCATCTCTTCAGTAGCCAAACGATTCTCTAGCCATTTGATGTGAGCTTTGAAATAGTCAGACATTGTGATGTGTGTGTGTGATGTGTCGGTGCCGATGTGGTTCTCGTCCGATGTGCCAATGGTAGGCCCTGGGCCTGGTAGGGGCTAGGAAACTGCTTGAATCTGTAACAATCTGTAATAATTGATCATAGATCCTAGTGATAGCAAGGGTTCTGTTATTCTCAATAAGCATACGTTAATGCGAATCGCACAGATTTTTTATATAAATAGTACACGCATACTACACACGCACACTGGATTATGTAGCAGCTAGTGCATTTGTACTGGTCTCTTGGCCATGGATGCTTGCGTACCTGCATTCATAGCAGATGATCAGGCCAGTGATACCAATGGATCTGGGCTGTCCACAGCGGTTTGGACACGGTTTGGACACGGGGGCCGAGGTTTTTGGCCAGACGGGGGGCCACGGGGGGTGTGGGCGGCGACGCATAAGGCGTAAGGACTTCACAAATTTGTGTCAAAATTCATGGGACGCGCTACAAGCCGCAGGAGGGGCCCTCTGAGGAGCCGGAGGTGTAAGGACACCTACGGGGAGTTAGAGGGATGCTCACGGTCCACCCAGGGTGCGCTAAGACGCATCTCGTCAAAGAAGCCACTACCGGTTTCCGAATAGATCGGATCAGGCATAGACGGATTGACTTCCTCCTCTTCCTTCTCATATTCCTTGATGGCATTGTCAACCGTCTGCTTAACTGGAATGTCGATGTATTTATTTTCAATCCACACCAACCATTTATGGACCAGGAACAAGGCCCAATCAGGCAGGAGTTGTTGGAGCCGTTTATACAGCTCCTTAAACTCATCAAGTTTTAATTCATGACTTCCCATAAGTTTGGCATCTCATCATTAAGGATCCTATTGATCTGTTCAGCAATAACCCGATGCTCTACCTGTGTCTCAGGACCACGCCTTACCTCAAGGTAATGAATCCATGAACGGATTGTTCCTGCCATGTAAAGTCTGGTAGGACTGTTCATGGGAAGGATCTTTCTTGCGGATTCTTTGGCTACCCCTGACGAAAGCATCTCCTGGTAAAGGTGTTCCAGGTCTTCGAACAACGTTCCAATCCGACGATAAAAGCCCTGAGTTTCCTCTGGTGATAGGTTATCATGAGAAGCTTGACGATTGGTAAGATCTTGTCTCCTGAGTTGAGGAATATCAATTCCCCCTAACCCATCCACAGTGGAGGCGTATCGTTGACTGAACTCCTGAAAGGAAAAGGAACGGTGTCTAAGGATCTGTGCTGAGATGTCCCGAGTAGTATTAATCTCAAAGCAAGCAGAAGCCATCTCGAATGGACTCCAGTGCTTATGCCTGACTAAATACCTAAGTAGTTTCCCCGTTGTATCCAGCGTCTGCTGACCCTTGGGGTTACTAACTCTAGCACAGTATTTAATTTGATGTTCAGCAGCTGGAGTAATCCAGATAAGCTTAGCAGACATGACAGTAGTAATGGTTGTGGTGGTAGTAACAGAGGTATTATAACTATTGTTATTACTTACTTTTCCTTTCTATAACAGCTGTATCGGATAGGTCACGATGTTTCACATTACTACCTATCGGATACATTCTTCCTTAAAGAACAATAAAGAAGAATAAAAACATTTATTATTGTTATTATTAATAATAAAGAACATCATTAACAATATAAGCTCCGCTACGCTCCGCATTATATACGGTAATAATAAAGGGAATAATATTTGTCATTTTTATTCTTGTTTATTTTCTTTATTATTTTTTTTCTTCCGTCATTAACAATGTATCCAACAGTAGGCTTCGCATCTACTGTCTAATACATACCCCCCTTTCCTGTTTGTCAGCCCCCCCAGAGGGGGACTGTCCGTCCATCCAGCGAAGGTTAGTTCGCGTTATACCCGACCTTCCGAGGAGACACCCATTTGGTAAAGGGTTTACTTTTGGTTAGTCGCAGGGTACAGTGGTAACGTTGGGGAAGAGGGTACTTGAAAGGGAGACCCCCCTCTTTCCCCCCTAAAGAACCGCTGTTTCCACACCCACGGAGCACCACTTCCATGGGTAATAATAGCCCCCTTCTCTAGGGTCTAGTGGTAGCAAGGGATTTCAGCAGTTTACATCCAAGTAAAAATGGAGCCTTCTTCTTGGGTGATCGGCTCAGAAAAATCACTTCCAGCGACCAGGAGATCCGTAGCCAAAGTGGGGGCATTAAGGAACCCCATGACCATATTGTCCCATTGTTGTCGGGACTTGCTGATTTCCTGTTCCTTTGCCGAGATGGCCAGGATGTCTTGAAAGTATTTCACGCCAAGGGCAAGGGCGTCAACCCTATCATCATGTTTTACCGCTCCTTTCTCGCGACACATCCTTGTCAGTTGGTACATGAGCATACGGGGAAGGCGTTCCTCGGGGGCCATGTCGTGGTTGGACTGATAGTCCCAGGTGACAAGCTTCTCGTCAATGACCAGGCGATGCTGGTTAAGGACTGGTTCAAGTGTATCAATGATTCGGTCTTCCTTCCGGGTGGTTGCGCGTACCTCCTCAAAGGTCATGCCAACCTTCATCTCTTGGGCGTGTTTCTTCATGAGTTCCATCACGGCACCATCACCGAAGTTGGACTCAATGAGACACATACTGGAACCGTACCTTCTGGCCATTGTCAGGATACCGCGAAGGGTCTTATCCGAATAACCGTCCTGGGTTGCGAGAATGTCCCGAATGAAGATAAAACCGTTTATTTGGCTTAGGACAACGGCAACTGTTTCGTCCTTTCCGCGACCACTTGGATCCACGGCAACAATTGTTTGTCCGTAAGGTATGAACTCCTGTGTACTTTTGGGTCGATGCCACCTATCGCCTGGAAGGGCCACGGCGGGCAGGTCAAGGAGGGTTTCCTTATCAGAACCCCAAACAACGTCCGAAGGCCCCTTGCTGGGGTCTAGGGGCATCACTGAGAAGTCGCTAAGCTTTAGGGGGAACTTCAGTGCGTCGCTGAGGGACGTAGAAAGCATAAACTGGAGCATGAAGTTACTCCGGCTCATGCTCTGTTCACGTTCCAGAAGGTTAAGTTCCGAAAAGCGTGTGTCGGTTGGTTTCCAAGCTAAGTTTTCAAGTCCATATTTATCAATATCAGCTTGAAGTTCTTTTGCAAGGACATTTTCGTACCCAGTAAGCTCTTTAGGGTATCGTGCTGGCCACACCATTGGGATATACCCACGTTCCCTTAGTGAACCATAGACCGTAAAACAAGATTGCGGTGTGCCAAGAAAAACGATACGGCTGTCTGGCTTGGGTGTCAACACTGATTCAAACTCAGTGACAAGTTGAAGGAGTTTCTCTCGCATCATGTCTGTTGCTGAATTCGAGGGAGTTTCAATATCGTCGGCGATCAGAATATCGGCGCGAGAACCAGTAAGCTGTCCAGTAACACCAACACTTTTTACCGAAGGACTTTGAGCTGGACGAGCACCAGTAACATCAAAAGACACACGACTCCACCGTTGGTCATCATCCTTCGGAGCTAGGTGATTAAGCCATGCCACTTCAATAATTACCTTTTGACAGAAAATCGAGAAGTCATCGGCCCGCTGTTTGCTTGCCGACACAACCATAATCTTTTTGTCCCTATCAACAAACAAATTCCACAACACAAACGCAGCTGTAACCCAGCTTTTACCAAGTCCACGGAAACATTGCAGCTGTATGCGTTTACCACCGTGCTGGAGGTAACGTGCCATTGCTAACTGAGCACGGGTAGGAGTCGGAAGATCTAATGATTTCCAAACCAACCTTAAAAATATACTAAAGTCTTCCTTTATTTTCTGCTCTGTCAAGGTATTCGATTGCTTTGAGGAGGTTGGTTTGGTTGTCATTAAATAAACCTAAAGCGTGATTACATTTAGAACAGAGTAAACCCCTGATTTCATTAGTTTTGTGGCAATGATCAACATGAAATCCACCAATGCCTGTTGGAGTGTCTGTTTGGCAAATTGCACAACAACCGTTCTGGGCTTTTAAGAGGTTATCATAATCCTCAAGCGTAATGCCAAACGTACCTTTTAATCTTGAATTTTTAGCTTTATCAGGATTAGCATGGTACCAAGTTAAGCTATAATTTTTTTTACATGGTTTACAATAACAATGAAATCCGTCTTTTGTTTGTGAATTTTTAGGAAACTTGTCAATTGATAAAGTTAATTCACATTTGGGGCACCGCTTTAAACGGGCCTCTACGGTGCTTGTATTGGGGGTCATAAGGGAAACATACACGGAGGGGGGTGGAGGCCCCTTGCAGAGCCTCCTAGGTGTCGCTAAACGACTATTTCTTTTTCTTGGACATACCAGCTTTGCTCATGGCAATAGCAATGGCTTGTTTTTGGGGACGACCTTCCTTGACCATCTTGCTGATGTTCTTGGAGACGGCCTTCTTTGAGGATCCTTTAGAGAGGGGCATGATTATTTACCGCCTTTCTTTTTCTTCATAATGGAAGCAGCAAGCTTTTGGTTATAAGCAAGCGTTCCATCAGCCGTAGGCCGTGCCTTGAGGGTTTCGTAGGCAAGACCAGCAGGAGTCAACTTCCGAAGGGACATAGCCGTAGAGGCAGCCTTAGCAAGACCACCTGGCATCAGTTTGGGACCAGCTGGCTTACGAGGCGTAGGCTTAGCTGCCTGTGCGGAAAGGCGATTGATCTTTGCGTCCCGGCTACCACCACCCGTAGCACGGATAGTATTTGTGGTTCCGCGAACTGGATTCTTAGGTAGATTAGGCAGCCGAGGAGACTGAGCACGGTTGCTGCTGGTTACCGTTTTGGGCTTAAGGGGACCCTGTTGTTTCATGGTTGAAACTTGGGTAGGGCGGGGCCTCGGTTGAGACCCCCCAGCATTTCCTTTAATACGCGTTTGACGAGTAGCAGAACTTGTCTTGCGATTGTCTTGACGCATGTTAGGCATTACTTTTCACCACGAAGTTTGGTGTTATATTTCTTGCCTTTCCAAACAAAGGTCTTCATGCCGGAGTTACGAGCAGAAGCAAAGGCATTGTCAAAGCTCTTGGCCTTAGACATCTTTGGAGCAGGCTTAGGCTTGGCACCAGCCTTAGGCTTTTGATATTGACCACCAAAGGAGTCAGCAGACTTTGTTTTAGCTTTCATGGTTGCCGCTGCTTTTGCTTTACCAGCAGCAAGACTGGCATAAGAAGCAGTGGGACGAGGGGCAACAGACTCAGCAATGGCTTGATAAGCACCACCACGCAAGCCACCAAACATTGCACCTGCTTTACTTACTTGACTACGGAGATCTTGTTGAACCTTTGCAAGATTGGCGCGTCGTTGCTGAGCAGCTTTAACAGCTGCTTGGCCTTGTGCCCGTGCTTGTTGACGAGGGGCAGCGGCAGCCGCAGCTCCAGGCTTTACATTGCCGATGGAGGCGCGGGTAGGACCAGTACGGCTGAACGGAGCACGGCTAGTACTGAAGGCAGGCTTAGGAGCCGTAGGACCAGCTTGCTTGATAGCAGCAGCTTTATCACCAGCACCCCCAAAAAGATTCTTACCACCACCACCAACAGTCTGGGACTTGGTAGTAGAGCCACCCCTAGAAGGGTTTTGGAAGCGAGTACGAGCAGGACCACTTGTGGTGGTTTTATCGCCCTGCTTCATCAGCCGAGCATTAGTCGTGCTTTGGGGCTTAGATCCTTTGGGACCAGTAAGGATTTTATTAGACTTATCAGCCTTTTGTTGAAGCTTAGTCTGAACGGTCGGTTTCTTAGGAGCCATGATAATCAACCCATCCCAACGGTTGCCACGGGCAGGGCAAACAGAGTGCCAGCACCGATCAAGTTACAAGTCAGCACATCACCAACGGTGTACCATTGACCACCACGCACCAGGGTGGAAGCCGTCACAGCACCACCAGAAACGGTGAGGGTAGCAGTAGCGCCATAGCCAGTACCACCAGACAAGGCCACCCCAGTATAGGTGCCGTTAGTGTAACCAGAGCCGTTGACACGGGTACCAAAGGAAGCAACAGCACCAGTTTCAACACGGGTAGCAAGACCCGTTACCTTTGCGGTAGGAAGAGTAGAAGGGTTGGTGCGAGCACGACGCACAACGCGGATGGCAGCCTCAGCAGCATCCACAGTTTGGTTAGCAGCCAATACGGTAGCAGCAGAACCATAGGAAGCAGCAACAGTTGTCGTGGTAGTGGTACCACCCGACACGTTAGCGGTGGTGTGGACCTTGTTGCGTTGTTGGTTCTCTTCACGCTTACCAGGGGCGTTAGAAATGGAACCGTAAGTAGTCGAGTCAGAAGTAGTAGACATCTGTTTAGGAGATAATAATTGTTAACGTTAACCGGTTGTCCAAGCAAGTACTTTAGAGAAATTAGACTGGTCAAAAGAGTCTTGAGCAGTCCACCAAGATAACCAATGGTTCGAACCTTTTGATTGATTACACTTGAGACAGGCAGGTACCACGTTAGACGTAGTGTCGTGACCTCCACGGGCTTTTGGAATCACATGATCCAAAGTAAGATTATGATCTGATCCACAATAAGCACACTGGTTATTCCAATGTTCCTTAATTGCTGATCGCCAAAGTCTCTTAGCTTCTGAGGAAGTCATGGCCTTTAAGTTAAAGAGATAGTCGGAAGGGGCTTCCAGAATCATTTGTGGTGGATCCTGTGTGGTTTACTTCTTCTTTTTAGGGAATCC